AGTTCGGGTTGGGCCGCGGCCGCAGCGTCAATCGCCTCGTCAATACGCTTACAAAGAGTTTTAATTTCTTTTGGCACTTCGGGGTTGTTTTGTATATTTTGAGAAATTGCATGAATTTTTGTTCTATTTTGGACTCCAAAAACCAATGCTACCACCATTTTAGCCATAAAAAATTTTAATGCCGAGGCGATGGCGACGGTGCCTGCGATTTCATCTAATTGCTGTTGATCTTGATCTTCTTCGACGTCTTCTTCATTTATATGCTTGCGCCACGACTCCATTATAAGAGCGTCATCTTCAAAGCTAGACCATTTTTTAGTCATCACTTAGAATCTCGTTCAACAATCGATTGATTCTATCTGCCTTGGTAAATACTTTATTTTGATACTCTCGTGCTTCTTTCATCATATAAGCGCCAGGCGTTGAAGGCTCAGAGACAAAATCAAAACAAATCAGCTGAAAGTCTTCTTCCACAATAGTTCCGCCTTGAGATTGATCTTCGCGAACAGAACCCATACCTCGTGATGAAATGCCGAGACTAACACCCGATTTCACTAGTTCTTGAAGAACCTTCCCAGATGGAGTGTCGAGCACTTTAACTTTGCCCATCACACTCTTGTCTTGCCACCAAATGTCAGTAACAAGGTGGGAGGCGTTCTTCAAATTAATAACAGAGTCTTCGGGGTGGTCGAGTTCGCCCAAGGCTCTCCGCTCTTTTACGAGCTTGCTATAGTTCTCGACTTCCTTCATAAGAACTGGATGTGGATAAATGCGCCCGTTGCCGTTAACGGTATCAGACTTCTGCATAATGCCCGACAAAAACATGCCGCCAGCAGCAACAAAGCTCTTCTCTTCTTCAGTTAGAAGATCTTGGCAGACGCCACCTTCGCATAGTTCGTAGTATTCTCGTAAAAGTTTCTTTGTCATTAGTTAATCTCCGGATTTATGATTATCCTGTTGCTCCCCAGTTGAACTCGTCGTTTTCTGGTGTTGATGATGTTCCAAGCCCCTGACCGGGGGCCGGCGTCGGGAGGCGGCGCTGTTGGCCGCGGTCCGTGGGGGGCGCTCTTGGCGTCAATGAAGCCTCAAGCTGAGCATCGAGATCTTCAAGAACCGCGTGCAAGACGCCGGTGGCGTCATCGATGGTGGCCAACGCATTGTTCACACCATCGATAGTATCTAATCCTAACACTTCTATATCCTCGTTGAGGGAATCCCCAACCTCTGCGAGGCTCGTGAGCTTGGACTCCAATATAGATATAGCTTTTCGTAATTGTGCGATGTGCCTGGATGCTGCTGCTGCTCTTCCCGCGGGGGTTTGCCCGGTCGGCGCTCCGCTGATTTTCGAAGCCAGCCAATCTCGAATAGCGGCCTGGTCGCCCATGGCGCGCCCCTTAAGGCCCTGCATGCGCGCTCGGTACCGGGCTGGTTTGCGGCCGGCCCAGGTCGCGGCTCGCTCAGCCGCCCCTCTGGCCGTTTGGTAGCCTCGTTGAGCGCTCTGGGCGCCGGCTGTGGCGCGCCTTTTGACATCTTGCCACGAAATCTCGTTCAGTTCGCCGTTTTCCAGCATCAACTGAATTTCTTCTTCAACATATTGTCTTACTTGTGCTTCTGTTCTTTTCATTCTATTGTTTCCAAAAATGGCGCGGGCGTTACCCGCGCGCCTATGCAACCTTTCTTGCACATTCTAACGGGTTGAAGCATCCACTTAAGTATCCAAGTGTTTTGTTCCATCGTTCTCTCCTATTCTCAATTGTATGCCGTCGTCGCCGAAGACCATGTTTAATAAATATGACGTTCCCGAGGATAACCATCCCAAAAGAAAGAAATTTACAACAGTAACATCGAAATTAAATAGTTCTGTAAATGGAGAAAGTAACATCAAAAACCACCCCACATGAAAACCCATGCACATCGGGCATGTTGCAAACTCTTTTAATCTTCCCCTCTTGGGTCTCACACGATTAAAAATACTGCTATATACAAGAATTTGTGTGAGGCCGTAGGCGACCAATATAAAAGTTAATAGTTCCATTCTTCTTCCTAAATTGTATACAAGTAATAGAGCGAATAAGGATCTCTCACCCAACCCTTACGAATGGATCCTTTTTGTGCTGCTTGGGGCACTTCGCCAAGTTCTGTGGAATCCGCCTTATCGGGGTGAAGTAGCTCGTCATCATCCATTGCGATAATTGCTTCTGTTGATTCAAAGTAGGGTCGCTCTTCGTCGATAAACTTAGAAATATTAATAAGCGCCATCTTTGAAGTATTTAACTGCTCAGAATAAGGTTTCTCCATCGTTGCTTCAAACGATCCATAGAACGCACCCCCTTGGATAGACTCGGGAATCACGAGGCCTTTTTTCTTAAGAAAAGAAAAAAGTCGGTTTTGGGCTCCATAAACCAAGTCCGAAACAATTTCCTTTGGAAATGCTGTAACCTTATTTTTGGACGCAGACAAAACTATATCAATATCGCCGTGATCAAAAATCATAAGATCGCCATTCATGCTCTTGCGAATATCTAATTCAAGCCTAACAGAAGGAGCATCTTCCTCTGCTCCAATTTTAATCGTTACTGGCATCAGTGTAAATTTCCTTCACAAGTGCTTGTGTTTTTAGAACAGTCATAAGAACATCTTCGGTGATTGTCTCCTGGGCATAGGAGTTTAAACGTGTGATTACATCATTAGTTTTCTTAAACATCGCTTCATCACTTTTAATTTCCTTCACTTCCTTTGCTTTTTCTAATTGTTCTTTTAGGCGCGCAATCTCATCGTTTAAATATATTTTAAGTTCGAGCGCATTATCTACAAATGAAGTAATATAATGAGTTAAAAGCTCCTTTTGTTCTTGAAGTAAACCATTTTCATATTTAGCATTAAACTTCTCCACGAAAGTTCTATACACAACGTTATCGATTGACACAGGAGAATTATGATCTTCTCCTTTTTTAATCATATCGGCAACAATGATGTTTTCTAATATAACTTGATCTTTGGGAGAGATCTTGCTAGCAAAAATCTGCGCTATTGTGGCGAGTGTTTTATAATTTGGAACGAAATTGTGAAAGACTGCTGTCGACAAATCACTATTTACATCACGTATAAGCTCGCTCTGCTGTTTAAAAAGCCCCTCAGGATCAATGAGTCGTTTTTGTAGTTTTACTTCTTTAAGAATCTTCTCAGAGGTGAGTCTATCCAAATCTTGATTCTCATATAAAGATCGATAACAATCTAAATCCTTCCTCAATAATGTTCCTGGCTGGAAATACTTTTTAATAAGTCGTGCAGCGGTTTCCTTTCTAGCAGTGTCCTTTTTCATAATGGCTACGGTTGCTTCTTTAATAAGAGCTTCGTATACAAAGGCACTATTTCGCTTCTTGTTGTGTCTCGCTTTCATTCTTTTGCTCCGGTGTTTCCTTTTTATCTAAACCTTCAATCAAGGTGCGAACAGATTCGTTTATTTCAAACAACTTCTCTTCTTCTGTTTGTTCTCTCAAACTATAAATAGATTCGTCTTCTTCATAAACACCTTCCGACATTCCAACAAATCCTTTCCCGAGCGCTTTTAAGCCATCAGCGTAGCCGGGGAATAAGTTTCTAGGGACGGCTCTTGCTTGTTCTGGGTGGCGTTTATAGCCCAGATGACGCTTCTTTCCTCCATCTTGGCGCCCGTCCCTCTTAACAGGATAATAAGCCTTCCCTTTGGAACCCTTGGTGGTGTATCCTCCGGCGTAGTCGCGTTTGCCGGCCGGGGGTGTAGCCAATAAGGTTGAGGGTTCGCCCTCTATTGCGCCGCCGGGCGCTGCTGGCACTGCCGGGCCAGCTTCACCGGCCGGCATCTCTGGAGTGCCCAGGGGAGGTCCACCCAAACCCTCGCCACCAAGTGGGGCGCCCATACCTGCCATACCGCCCAAGCCGGCTGTTTCGGCCATGGCTGCGGCTTCGGCGACACTCTGTAATGCGGCATCATGTTTGCGATCATAATACATTTCTCGTTGACAACGAAGGAACTCTTCATGAGACATGCTAAAAACATGCTCTGCGAGCCAACGACGAGAGAAAAAGCCCTCGGTCGCGGCAGCTGCTGTTTCAAACTTCATTTTCCAGTGTTCAAGTTCTTGTAGTTCCGCGATTCTCGATGGGTTGTTCAAGGAAAGAGTAAAACCAAGAAGGTCATCGCCGCGAAATCCTAAAGTATAAAGATGAATAATTGCGACTTTTGTTAGTTCGGTAATGATTACACGTTGCAACCTCTGGATAGTTCTCGCAAAACGAATGTCTTTTTGTGCTAATGTCGTCTTATCTTCTTCTCCTCCCTCGCCCATTGTCAAATAAGACTGGGGGATTTTAAGGGCTGAAAATAGTTTGTCGCGTAAATACTTGATGTCATCAATTGCTGTAATGTTTGATGCGCCAGCAAGGGATACGATATCCGTGGCAGAGCCGGCGCGCACTGGGATAAAATAGTCTTCCTCGATACTCATTGGATTATAACGAAGATCGATGCGCCCAGTATCCGGATTAACAACAGAGTGTCGTTTGAGTTGTGTTACAACCTTTTGCATATACTGCTCCACATCTTGCGGAGGAATCGCGCCAACATCGATCTTAAAGACTCGACGCTCCGAGGAACGGATAACGCGATAGGCCATCATTGCGTCTTCCATGAGAACTAGTTGGCGCCAGATACGACGGGAGGCCTCAAGAATAGAGGTTCCATAGGGCATATACTTGTCGTTGCCTAGGATTCTAAAATGAGCAACCTGCCAGTTTTCAAAGGTCATTCCAGCACTATTCCATTGATATTGAATATAGTTGGGGTTTGTGCTGTCTTGACCTTCTAATCTTTCCACTTCTTGTGGAGGAAGCGCAATGACTGATTTTACACCATACTTATCATCAATGTCCAAATACAAAAAGAAATCACCATATTTACACATCGTGCGACTCCACCCAAAAAGGTTATATTGAATATTTAAAATGTTATCGAACAAAACTGCGAGGACGGCTCTAATCTCTTCATTCGGGCATTTGATGTTTAATAATGGGCGCAACTCAGAATGAGTTGTCATTTCATCAGCATAAATATCCAATGACGAAGCTAGCTCCGGCATATACTCCATTTGATCAAAATCAATGTACCTCTCGGAGCGGCGCTGATTTGAGATTGCGTTACTGGCAATCGTGTCCAGTGGGTTATGAAGTGTTTTCTTAAACTGTTGACCAGACGCTGTCTTAAATCTCGAAGAAAACTTATCTAAATGTTGTCTTCTAATTCTACGACCAGATTGAGATCGATAGTTAATAATTGGGCCCGAAAACAATCGCGTTAAAGCTTTGAATAGATTGGTTTCGGGGTTGTTGGGGTTCTTCTTTGGTGGTGCCATAGTTTATCTCACTTTATAATCCACATGAATTCATCATACGTATTTTTTGCTTCCGCCATTTTATCAAAAATGTTATCGTCTTTGTAGCCCTGTTGGCCTTTAACGCGAGTGTTAAAAGTTGTATTACTTGTGATAATAGAATCTACAAAGGCTTTTTGATAGTTTAGATCTCGAGAATTTGTTTGAATCGCAGTGTCACGGACCCAACAACCAATAGCGAGAGCCATTATTAAATCATCATTATAACCTTTCATGGCTTGTGCTTTTCCATTCTTCCAAATAAAAGTTTTCATTTCGTTAACGATACGCGTAGAATATATCTTAATTAGTTTATTTCTGATAAACTCTTCTAATTTCGCAACTATAAGGGGGCGAGTTTTCATGGAGGTAGTAAAGCCCGCCACAG